CTTTATGTGGATTTGCTGCCCAAAGCTCTCTAGCCTTATCACCTATCTGACCTTCATAAGGACATGGAGTTCCAGCTGCCATCATTGCCTCAAATACACGACGATCTTGACACATCGTAGCAACCGCAGCAACTTTCATACCCATATCAAAAAGAGTCTTAGATAATTTTAAGCGTTCGCAATTTAGATCTCTATTAGTTCCACCAAGTGCCATACCAAACATTTGAGTTTGAACTGCACCAGATGATCCAGTAGTACAGAGATCCTGTCCGCCACCTGACATCATTGCTGGCGCAATTGCTGTTGGAGGTGGTTGGATTACACGCTGCGTAATCGATGTTTCATTAATATTTTTATTTGTGTTATCAGAAATTACCTTTTGATCGCTGTTACTATATGCATTAGTATAACTCTGACTATTGTTTACATTAACATTATTAGTTGTTGCGGTAGTCTGATTAATATTACGATTAGTCATATCACCAGTTTGAATGTTCATGTTAGTATTATTTGATGTACTATTACTCACATTTGTATTTTTGTTATCAGTAATACCTACATTATAATTCATATTTTGATTCATACTTGTACTTGAATTAGTATTAATATTATTGTTAGTATTCATATTGTTACTACTGGAAGTACTTGTACTTACATTATTATTGTTATACGTCATTGTACCAGTATTAATGTTGTTATTAGTATTCACATTAGTAGAAGTGCTGGCGTTATTATTGTTATACGTCATTGTGCCAGTATTAATGTTGTTATTTGTATTGACGCTTGTGGAATTATTTGTGTTTACATTCGTCGATGCAGAAGTACTATTTGACACGTTATTATTATTAAAAGTCTGAGTACCAGAATTAATATTGTTATTGGTATTGACATTAGTATTAGTGCTAGTCGACGCATTATTGTTATTATACGTCATTGTACCGGAATTAATGTTATTATTAGTATTCACATTGGTAGATGCACTAGTACTTGAACTTGTACTTTGATTAATGTTAGTATTTGTTGCAGTACTTACATTATTGTTATTGAATGTTTGAGTACCAGTATTTACGTTATTGTTGTTGTATGTAACTGTTCCACTCATTACATTATTATTGTTGTTAGTTACAGTGCCACTTTGAATATTATTGTTTGTGTTTACGTTCGTGCTTGTACTAGTACTAGTGTTTAAGTTGTTGTTAGTATTTGTGGAATTACTATTCACAGTACTAGTGTTAACATTGTTGCTAGTGCTAGTAGAAACGTTGTTGGTTGTAACCGAGCTTGTACTATTTGATGTAGAGTTAGTATCCACCAAGCTCTTAGAGTCATATGCGCCTTGGTTGATAGGATTGATTGTGCTTGTGGTTGTACCGTTAGTTGTACTTTGGGTACTAGTGTTCTGTGCTAAAACCGAATTGAAAAACATAACGAAGAAAATGCTCAGAGCAGCTTTTACTGCACGCATTTTGCTTCCTCTCTTTTGGATTAGATATAAATATTATGGTACTATTACACTTATGATATAATTGTGACCAATAATCTATTGACAGATGTACCTATTATATTTATAATAAGGGCATTATTGGAGATCCATTGATGCGTTTTTATACTAATGTAGTTCAGTTTGGCAACAAAATTCTTGTCCGTGGTGTAAATAACGGCAAAACTGTTCAAGATAAGATCAATTTCTCGCCTAGTTTGTTCATAAAAGGCAAAAAACCCACACAATATCGATCATTATACGGCGATTATCTTGAAAAATTCGAGTTTGAGGATATAAATTCGGCAAAAGAGTGGGTAAAACGATACAAAGATGTGGATAACTTTGCCATTTTTGGCAACACAAATTATGCCTACCAATACATAACAGAAACATTTCCAGATCAAATAGAGTTTGATATTAGCCAAATTAAAATTTGGTCTTTAGATATTGAAACATCCGCGGAATATGGTTTTCCTGATGTTCAAAATCCTGTCGAAGCAATGTTGTTGATTACTATTCAAGACTATAATACGAAACAAATCACAACCTTTGGTTCTAAGCCTGCAAATTCTGTTAAAGAAAATCATACTTATATTGAATGTAGAGACGAATATGACCTACTGAAACGTTTTGTCAATTTTATTTCGTCTGATTATCCACACGTAATTACAGGGTGGAACATAGAGTTTTTCGATATTCCTTATCTATGTAATAGAATTAAAAAGATTCTCGGCGAAGATTTGATGAAACAACTATCCCCTTGGGGTAATGTTTATGAGCGTGAAATTTCTCGATTCAAAAATACAGAAATCGTATTTGATATTCAAGGGGTTTCAGTATTAGATTATCTTGATCTATATAGAAAGTTTACATATACAGCACAAGAATCGTATAAGTTAGATCACATTGCGAAAGTAGAACTTGGTAAACAGAAATTATCATATGATGAGTATGATTCATTTAGATCTTTCTATACTAACGACTGGCAGAAGTTTGTCGAGTATAACGTCATTGACGTAGAGATTGTAGATGAACTGGAGGATAAGATGAAGTTGATTGAACTTATCCTTACGATGGCATATGATGCGAAATGTAATTATTCAGATGTATTTTCAGCAGTAAGAACTTGGGATTGTATTCTATATAATCATCTATGGAATAAAGGTATAGTTGTACACCAACGAGACGAATCGAGAAAAGGTAGACAGATTGAAGGTGCCTTTGTACAAGAACCAGTTCCCGGCAAATATAAATGGGTAGTATCATTCGATGCTACAAGTCTATATCCAAGTATCATTATGCAGTATAATTTATCCCCGGAAACAATGGCAATAGGTGGTAAAGATACTACTGTTCAAACCTTGTTGGATAAGGGACATAATCTTGATGATTTGCAGACCTTGAATAGGTGCATGACAGCAAATGGTTATATGTTTAGTAATGAAAGAGAAGGTATCTTCCCGGAGATCGTACAAAAATTATTTGATGACCGGCAAAAATATAAGAAGTTGATGTTAACCGCACAACAAAAATACGAGGAAACTAAAGATAAAATCTGGCAAAAAGAAATCGCTAAGTGTAATAACTTTCAGATGGCACGCAAGATTCAATTGAATTCCCTCTTTGGTGCTTGGGGCAATGAATTCTTCAGATTCTATGATGACAGAATAGCTGAAGGTATTACACTAACAGGGCAGTATATTATCAGAACTGTTGGTAAAGCATTGGATGAATACCTTAATAAAGTTTGTAATACTACAGGTTATAAGTATTCTTTTTATTCTGATACTGATGCATGTTATATCACGTTGGATCCCTTAGTGGAAAAGTTCTACAAGAATCATCCTCCGGAAAAAATTGTAGAAATACTTGATGTTATCTGTCAGGATAAAATTGAGAAAGTAATCAATAAGGCATGCGATGAGCTGATGTCTTATACCAACGCCTATAAACGAAAGGTATATTTCAAACGAGAAGTGATTGCTGATAGTGGTCTTTGGGTTGCTAAGAAAAGATATGCATTGAATGTTTTTAATAATGAAGGTGTTCAATATAAGGAGCCAAAGCTAAAAGTTATGGGTCTTGAAATTGTTAGATCTTCTACTCCAGAACCTGTTAGAGATGCTCTACGAGAAGCAGTAAAAATTGCTCTAACACAAACTGAAGATGTAATTCAAGAATATATTAGAAAGTTTGAAATAGATTATCGTAAATTGAAACCTGAGGATATTGCATTTCCTCGAGGTGTGAATGGTGTAGAAAAATATACTGACAAAGCGAGAATCTATAAGCAAGGTACGCCGATGCATGTCAGAGGATCATTGTTGTATAATCATTATTTGAAATCACTTAAATTGGAAAAGAAATACGAATTGATACGAGAAGGTGATAAGATTAAATTTTTATATCTGAAGGAACCAAATGTAATAGGAGAGAACTGTATTGCATTTGTTTCTGCCATTCCCGAAGAATTTGTATTGACAAAATTCGTTGACTATGATACTATGTTCGAGAAGTCGTTTCTTGAACCATTAAATACTATTCTAGGAGGCTTGGGTTGGAATTCCAAACCTGTAGCTACTCTTGAGGACTTATTTGCTTAAGGAGTTATAATGTCCCTACTTGATAAATTAAGAAAGAATACGACCATCAAGCAATCGGAGATACTGAATAAATCTAAATTCTTTGGTGACAAAGATATGATTCAGACTCCAGTGCCGATGGTTAATGTTGCCCTCTCGGGCAGATTAGATGGAGGATTAACCCCCGGGTTGACAGTCTTAGCAGGCCCATCTAAACATTTTAAAACGGCATTCGCTCTGCTTTTTGCCAAATCATATATGGAAAAATATGAAGACGCTGTTGTTTTATTTTACGACTCTGAGTTTGGTAGCCCTCAGTCTTATTTTGATTCTTTCGGAATCCAAACTGACAAAGTTTTTCACACTCCCATTACGGATATAGAGCAACTGAAACATGATGTAATGAATCAACTTAATAATCTTGATCGTAACGAACATGTAATTATTATTGTTGACTCGGTTGGAAATCTTGCATCGAAAAAAGAAGTCGATGATGCACTTGAGGGTAAGTCTGTTGCTGACATGACAAGAGCTAAACAAATGAAGTCATTGTTTAGAATGATAACACCTCATCTAACGATCAAAGATATTCCAATGATTGTTGTAAATCATACTTATCAGGAAATCGGATTGTTTCCGAAGCAAATTGTTTCTGGTGGTACTGGAGTAGTATATTCTGCAGATAATATTTGGATTCTCGGCAGGCAACAAGAAAAAGATGGATCAGATATCATTGGTTATAATTTTATTATTAATGTTGAGAAGTCTCGTTATGTAAAAGAAAAATCTAAGATTCCTATCACTGTAAACTTCCAAGGTGGTATGAGTAAATGGTCTGGTCTAATTGACATTGCCCTTGAATCAGGGCATGTATTTAAACCAACTAATGGGTGGTATTCTCGTAAAGGAGAGGAGAAGAAGCATCGACTAGCAGATACTGATACTAAAGAGTTCTGGATGCCTATTTTAAAAGATAAAACATTCCAAGAATATATTGAAACAAAATACAAATTAGCCGGTGGTAATTTAATGCAGTCGGCAATGTCTGACGATGATATTAGTGAGGAGTTTGAAAATGCCGATAGCGTATGAACCTTGGGCGATTGATAATGATAAAGGTGAGTTGTGGGGGGTAAAAATTAAAGACGGTAAATTTGTCGGAACCATTGTTAGTATTAATGAATTTAAACTAAGCGATGAGACTTCAGGTGAGGCATCTTTAGATTTCAATTTTATTCAAAAACCAGAAGGTATGTCTGATGAGGAATTGTCCTCACAAGAATTTACTGATACAATGAGTGAAATTATTAATGACATTTTAAACAGGGCTATCGAAAATTACGAAAATGAACGTGGATCAAATAATTCTCCAGAATCTGCTTAGTGACGATGAATATATGCGGAAGGTTATCCCCTTCCTTAAAGGAGAATATTTTTTAGATAATACTTTTAAAACAATCTTTAATCATATCAGTGAGTTCATCACCAAGTATAATGCGCCTCCCAGTAAAGAGGCGCTTGTTATCTCTGTACAGAATGATAAAAGAATAGGTGAGGAAGAATATAAAAACATCTTAGATACTATTGATAGTTTCGCATCTGAAAAAACTAATGCTCAATGGTTACTAACTGAGACTGAAAAATTTTGTAAAGACAAAGCTGTATATAATGCTATTCTAAAATCCATTAGTATTATAGATGGAAAAGATAAAGACCATACTCAAGATGGTATCCCTTCTATATTACAAGAAGCTTTAGGAGTTTGCTTTGACAACAATGTTGGACATGATTATATTGATAATGCTGATGATCGCTTCGATTATTACCATCGTGTTGAATCTCGTATACCCTTCGACTTGGAATACTTTAATAAAATTACT